TACGATCACACATCGCAGCAAGAACAGACTTACTGTGAGATGGTTGATGCTTGGTTAGACTCGGACGGTGAGTTCGGTTGGCCTGACTACAACGATAACTTCGATGAGGTATGCACTGATGACTGACTTTAACTTGATGCAAGGCGATTGCCTTGAGCTGATGCAGAGTATCCCTGATGGGTCTGTTGACATGGTGTTGACTGACCCGCCATACGGCATGAATTATCAGTCAAATCGGCGTACTGCTACTGACAAATTTGAAAAGATACAGAATGACGAAGGACTAGGCTGGCTCGATGAGTTTGTTGATGAATGTTGGCGTGTCATGGCGGATAATACTGCTGCGTATGTCTTTTGCAGTTGGCACAAAGTTGACATATTCAAGCAGGCGTTTGAGCGTAACTTCAAACTTAAAAACGTGATCGTTTGGGTTAAAAACAATCACGGAAGTGGGGACTTAAAAGGCGCATACGCGCCAAAGCATGAGTTTATTTTGTACATGCACAAAGGAAGATCGCTGTTCCGCAATGGTCGGACGACAGACGTGGTTATGGCCGACAAGGTGTCAGGTGCTAAGATGGTCCATTCAACAGAAAAGCCTGTCCCATTGCTTGAAAATTTTATAACTAACAACTCTGACAAAAGCCAATTAGTGCTCGACCCATTCATGGGCAGCGGCAGCACTGGTGTTGCTTGCGCTAATCTTGGCCGGTCATTCGTCGGCATCGAGCTAGACGCTGACTACTTTGATATTGCACAATCTCGCATCAATGAAGCTAAAGGTAAATTGCTATGAGTAACTTGCTAGACAACATCGACTTTGACTCGCCAGATCTAGCGGCCCTGCCGGCGGACAAAGATCAACAGGTGATCGACGAGGTTCGCCGTGTGCTTGATACGGGCTCGGCTGAGAACTGGCTCGACTTGTACTTTGCTGGTGCAGACGCTATGCGGTACATGCACCCCGATCTGCCGTTAAGCACGATCCACAAGTCAGTGACCTTGATCGTCGCCAAGGTGATTGAAGATGCTATCTAAAGAGCGGTACAAGGTTGTGATGATGGTGCCGACAGAGGCTTACATCGACGTTGACAACATCAAACAAGCAAAAGACACGATGGACTGGTTGCAAAAGCAGTATCCGTCTGTTAGCTTAGGCGACACTGAGGTATCAGTCAGGTTTATATCACTTGAGTACGTAGGAGATACTGAGGATGACGAACTACAACATTCGGTTTGATGCTGCCGACCAGTGTGACTTGGTTGCTGACAGGCTTGCAGACCAAGAGAAGTGGCTTGACTATGTTGAAGAGATCATGGGCAGTTGGCTCATGGAGACAGAAGAGGGTTACAGTTGGGTCTGGGAAGAAATCTCTCTTGAGCGTCGGTTTGAAGAACGCTTGATGCGTGTGACCTACGAACTGGGCTCTAAGCCCATCCGTGACGAGAACCACAAGTCTAAAAAAGCGACTGAGATGCTTGCGATCATCGAGGAAGCGACTGAGAGTGTTATTAAACAGCACTGGGACTCACTGTATCGAATCTTAAAGGAGCGGGGATGGCTGGACGTGTAGCTTGTGTGAATTGCCGGCACTATGAGGGCTATTGGTGCGGTTACTACGATACCCCCGCTTGCCCTTTTGCCAGATGCGACCAGTTTGAACGTAAGGAGAAGACCGATGACCAAAAGCGTGATGACAGAAAAAGAACTTAAACAGTGGATCAATGATTGGCGTGAACGCATCTCTGCTGCTTGGCGCATGGGCCTAGACGAAGAGTCGCAGTGGATGGAACAACAGTACTTGTCCCAACTAGGACAGATCAAAGTCAAGCACGACAAGGAAGATACACGATGAGATGCCGTTGCTGTAACAAGCCGTTGTCCCAGCGTGAGATGATGTTTGTTGACAAGTACACTGGCGTGCCGGATGACTTTTGTTACCTTTGTCAAGCGATCTCCCGTGATCCTGACAACGCCGAATACTATCCGCAAGCGTTGTTCTCCGATCTGCCAGAGGACATTAACGACTTCAACGATCCTTCTGACGAAGACAGTTTGTTGGACTAAGCTATGTCTAAGTACGCACTATCAGGACAACCTTGCCCTCGTTGCGGTAGTAGCGATAGCATGGCCCTGTATCACGACCACGGCGGATACTGTTTTTCTGGTTGTGAATACATAAAACAATCTGAAATAGACGGTAGCGGACAGGATTACAGCCCACGCAAGGGAAAGAAGAAAATGAGTATCTGGAATCCAAAAGAGGTGTCAGGCTTCCCTATTGCCGATCTCTCTGATAGAGGACTAAGGCAAGAGGCTGTTGAGAAATACGGTGTGCGTCAGGCTGTTCGGCCAGAGAACGGAATGCCAGACGATCAAGCCATCTTTTTCCCTGCCGGCGGCGGCGGAGGATACAAGCGAAAAAGCCGTGTGACTAAGAAAGACACGGAGATCGTCGGTGACTACAAGGCGCTGTTTGGTCAGAATGTACACTCTCGCAGCGGTCGTCTGCTGTTAATCACAGAAGGCGAAGAGGACGCTATCTCTCTTTGGCAGGCTCTGAAAGAACAAGGTAAAGACTACAACGTCGTGTCCTTGCCTAACGGCGCTGGTTGCGGCGGCATAGAGAAAAAAGAAGTCTGGGACTACATCACCAGCTTCGAGGCCGTTATGCTTGCGTTTGACGCTGACGAGCAGGGCGAGCAAGCTGTTGAAAAGTTTGCAGAAATCTACTCGACAGAAGTAAAAGTCAAGATTGTCGAGATGCCGGAAGGCTGCAAAGACGCTAACGATTGCGTTAAGCAAGGGCGGTCGAAAGAACTTGTAAAAGCCTGTCACCGCAGCAAAGATTACCAGCCCGAGATGATTATACCGGGCTCAGACATTAGTTATGACATGATCCGTGAGCCGATCAAGCCCGGATACATGCTAAAGAGTTTCCCGGAGTTCAGTAACAAGATGGGTGGCCTGCGGGATGGAGAACTTGGCGTTGTGATGGCGCCTCCCGGCGTTGGTAAAAGTACTTGGGTCGCCGAAGTTGGTTACGAACTGATCCGCAACACAGATGAAAAGGTAGCTTGGCTATTCTTGGAAGAGGACATCAAGAAAGCAACGCAACGTCTTGTTGCGCTTGACAATGATGTGCCTTTGGCTAAGTACCGACTAAACCCTGACATCATTCCAGAGGAAGACGCGAGGAACAGTTACAATGATCTTATTAACAACGGTCGGACTTGGTTTATTGACCTTGGCCCTTCTGGTCGGCTCTCTGTTGACCGGCTTCTCCATCTACTACGGTATTACCGCAGCCAAGGTGTTACTCGCTTTATATTTGACCACATTAGCATCCTTTTCTCGCACGATGACCGAGACAACGAAAGAAAGCTGATCGACAATGTTTTGTCTGAGGTTGCCGCGTTTTGCGCTGCAACGGGCAGCACGATGATCATGGTTGCTCACATCAAGCGGTTTGACCAGAAGGTGTACGTCAAAGATGACATCAACGACGCCCAGTGGTTGTACATCGACCCAGCTATGGCAAGGGGCTCTGGCAGTTTCGAGCAGCTTGCCTTCTGGATCGCGGCGATTGAGCCAGAGAAGACAGAGGACGAGAGAAAGGGTAGAATGCGCATCAACGTTAAGAAAAACCGAGAGTGGGGCTTTACAGGGCCATCTGACGTTCTGCACATGGATATGAATACGGGTCGTTTAGAACTATCGGAGCCACCAGAATATGATTATTGAAGAATACATCAAGAACCATCTTGAATATAAAGACGGCAATCTATACTGGAAGAACTTGGTCAAAGGATCACGTTACAACGGACGGACTGCTGGTATAAGTAACGGCAAAGGATACATTCAAGTAAGAGTTGCTGGTAAAGCTATCTACGCTCACAGATTGATCTATTTTATCTGCACTGGGTCATGGCCCAAAGATCAGATAGATCACATAAACAAAGACCACACAGACAATCGCATAGAGAACTTGAGAGAATGCACACGCTCTCAGAATCACATGAACAGGAATGATAAGCCCGGCAGATCATTACCTAGGAATGTTTACCTAGATAAGTCTACTGGTCATTACAGAGTGGTTCTTACTAAGAACACAAAGAAGATCGGCATAGGATCGTTTGTAGAACTTGAGCTTGCAGAGCTTGCCGCAAAAGAAGCAAGGCAAAAGTATTACGGAGATTTTGCATAATGAATATTGAAAAAGACTCTTTGAAAAGTGCGGTCGGATGGGCTGCTTGGACTGTTGAGAATACAGAGATGGGTATGGCGAGGATACTTCGTCGAGCTTCTGAAAAATTTTCAGTGCCACAAACACAGATTAGAAAATATATTGAATCAGCCTTTTCTGATGAATACCTTAGAGATAGAGCAGAAAAAATGAAGGTTATAGGAAGAAAGTATGCGCCTCCCGAAGTAAAAGAAAATATGCGTCGTCAAGCAAAGCTGTACAAAGAAAACGTTATGGCAGAACGACACATTCGAAGCATACAACAAGAGCAATAGGCCATGACTACTAGAATGCATACTATCGACATCGAGACAGACGGGCTGCTAGATCAGATGACTACGATTCACTGCGCTGTTGCCAAGGACTTCAAGACTGGCGAGGTCTACAAGTTTGGGCCAGATCAGATCGAGCAGTTTGTTAGGCTGCTAGATGGCAATATTATCATTGGCCACAACATTCTGGGTTT